TACTTATAGATGAATTAATATTAACCCTAACAAATTTAAAATAATATGGAAGTAAGTAAATTAAAAGAGATGTATTTGAAATATAATTTGACGAAGGCAGATGTCTTCAAACATCAACATTATATTATTCTGACAAGAAGCGGAATCGAGAAGGTAAGCGCTTTAGAGGCTATAAATATTACTTATGAAGTAATCAATAGTGAGCCTAACTTCGCAGTTATAAAAGCTACTGCTAAGAAAGGTGATAAGACTATAGAGACTTTTGGTTCAGCTTTAAAAGGAGCGGGATTTAAAGATGGTTCTACCAATAGTTGGTATGTTATCGAACTTGCCGAGAAGAGAGCTTTGTCAAGAGCAACACTAAAAATGACAGGTCTATACGAACAAGGTGTATTTGGTCAGGATGAGTCAGAATCATTTAAACGTAGCGACAATGCATAGTAATTGTTGTGGTGCATCCGAATGGATGGAGGGAACAGAGATTTGTTCAGACTGTAAAGAACACGCATCGTTTGACGATTGGTGTGAAGACTGCGATGGAGAATGCAATCAAGGAGAATGTAAAGAAGACTAATATGGAGTTATACAAGCAAATAAATTACGAAGGTGGAACACTTAGATTGTTTGGAAAGTATACAGTAGCAAAACCCTCTTTTGAGGGTTCGTTACCTGAACCATCATCATTTAACATTTATAGTATAGAATTACCTTTAGCAGAAAAAGGACACTATCAGGATGTATCAGAGCTTTACGAGGACTTAATTGATGATTTGGAAAGAGTAGCTCTTAAGGAGTTAGATAGCGAGGACATAGATGGTGATTATGAAGAGATACTGAGTAAGTTGGATGAGTCTATGGATATGGCGAAGCGTTTAGCCTCTGTAAGAATACCTACATTATATGACGATGATGTAGAGGATTTAATCGACAAGGAGCTTGTTTCTTCTTTAGCTACTGAATTAGCTATGCAATTAACAAATGAACACGTTATAGCTTGTAAGATTGGATTTAATGGTGTTAGGTTTGTATATCTAAATAATCTTAAAGAACTTAAATAAATATCAAAAAACTTGTGAGAACCAATAAGTTTTTGTATGTTTGCAGAGTAGATAGAATCTCATTCCATAACTGAAATTTGGACAAAGAACTTTATTTATCAACATAAAAACGTGAAATAAACGATATAATGTTGATATAATGTTTCATAAAGTAAACAAAACAACAAGATATGAAGAAATTAATAAATAAATAGAAATTATGAAGGAAACATTAAAAAAAGTATTATCATTTATGGCATCAGTGCCTAACGACAAATTATTACATTTCTTTTACGGAAGTATAATTGCAACACCATTAGTAGTATGGGGAACAACAATCGAAGCAGTAGGATTTATGATATTCGTATCAATCCTTAAAGAAGTTGTAGATGCTAAGATGAGATTTAGCACACCAAACGTAATGGATGCTTTATTCACATTTCTACCAACATTGTTATTATTAGCAGTAAAATTAGTAAACTAAGAATTAATCAAGTCCTAATATAATAGGCGTTAAAACCAAAGTCCTTGTAAGAGGCGTTAAATTATGAGTGCAATAATTAATTTCAGTATCAATTTAGAAAAGATTGCAGAAGCAAGTAAGATTAAAGGTAAGAAAGGAACTTACGTAAACCTTACGTTATTTGCAAATGATGACACAAAGTTTGGAAACAATGCGTCATGTATTGTGGCGTTATCAAAAGAAGAGCGTGATGCGAATGCAGAGAGAAATTACTTAGGTAATGGAAAAGTTGCTTACGTATCAGATTCAGGTGTAACTGTGGCAGAGAAAGAGGACGCTCCTGCTACTACTTCTGTAGAAACTACTGATGACTTGCCATTTTAGTATTAATATAATGGAAGGGGGATCTCAAAATCCCCTTTCCTTTTAATATGAAAGATATAATCAAGTTTTTATTGGCGATTACAATTATAACAATAGTATCGTTAGTATTAGTAGAATTAATAAACTAAACACAAAACGAATGTTTCAATCAACACCAAAAGAAGTTAGCATAGCAGACCAAAAAGAGATAGACAGAATGTATTTCGAGTCTATGGAGTCTGAACTAAAAGTTAACTTAGATGAAGAAGTTCCTGCACCTCCTGTATCCTTGTCCTTTGGGACACATACATATACAAATATACGAGGAACGTTCACAGAGCCTTCAGTAATTGGTACAGATGGAAATTTCAGCTTTATCCAAGCTCCACCTAAAAGTTATAAGAGTTTCTTCGTAAGTCTATTAGTTAGCGCTTACTTAAGTTCAGGTAACAGATGGGCAAAAGAAATGAAGTCAAATAGAAAAGGCAGAGATGTATTTCATTTTGATACAGAGCAAGGAAAATGGCATTGTTTGAAAGGGTTTCGTAGAAGCTCGGACATGGCAGAAGAACAGGATGGTTACCATACGTATAGCTTGAGAACAATAGATTTTCATCATCGATTAAAGTTCATAGAGCATAAATTAGCAAATACTGAAGAAGGTAAAATCGGTTTAGTCGTCATAGATGGAATTGCTGATTTAGTATCAGACGTTAACAATATTGAAGAGAGTAATAAATGTGTTCAAGTTCTTATGGAACTTTCCACAAAGTATAACTGTCATATTGTAACAGTAATCCATTCAAATTGGGGGAGCGACAAGCCCACAGGACATTTGGGATCTTTTTGCGAAAAAAAAACGGAATGTCAGATAAGCTTAGCTCGTTCAGAAGACAATGATAAGATTGTAACTGTTACTTGCAAGAGAAGTAGAAACGCATCATTTGATGACTTTTCATTTGCAATTAACAAGTTAGGGTTTCCTGAAATAATAGAAACTTCGTTGCCAACAATAGATTATTAATAATAAAATATATTGAGTAATGAAATTATCGAAGAAAAAGTTAGAAGATTTAACAAGTATTATCAGAAGAAGAGACGAAGCGTTTAAGTCAGTAGGACTTTTAGAATTACGAAAGACTCATCAATTAAATGAAGCTTACTCAGTAGAAGTTGAGTATGATACATTTAAGAAGGAAATGACTGAGAAGTATGGCAAGGATGTCCAAGTGGACATGCAAACGGGAGAAATTGTAGGAGCTACGAATGACTTGAAGAAAGTTTAATGTTAGATAAATTAGCTAAGTACCATAAGCAATGGGTTAGAATGTCGGTATCGGCAGGAGCTCCACCTCATTTAGCAGAAGATATAATTCAAGATGTTTATTTGAGATTGCATAAGTACAAGAAGACTGCAGAACCAAAGTTAATTAAAGAAGATGGAACAGTAAACGTCTTTTATATGTGGGGAGCAGTAAGAAATACTGTAAGAACCGAGTTAGGTAAAGAAAATTCGTATGTCAGTTTGAATGAGTTTTTTAATAAAGCTGAACCTGTACTGCCTGATTTAGAATTTGAAGAGAGGTATAAAGATCTTCTCTATGGAATTAAGAATGAAGTTGATACTTGGGGTAATTATAACTCTAAGCTATTCAACTTATATTTCAAGACTGACTTGTCAATGAGAAAGATTGCAAGTGGAACAGGAATAGGACTCACGCACATATTTACATCAATAAGTAAGTATAAGACTGAGATTAGAGAGAAGTTCAGCGAGGACTTCAATAACTTAATAGATACAGATGAGCGTTACTAAAGATGATTCATATTATCAAAACATTGATAAGAGAACAAGAGAGTACAAGGATTGGGTAGCTTTAAATGAGTTACAGATAGAACAAGCCTCTAAAGGATTGGGTGATACTATAGACAAGATAACTACTGCTACAGGAATTAAAGATGTGGTTAAAACATTCTTCGGTGAAGAGGATTGTGGTTGTGGAGACAGAAAGGATGCGTTGAATGAGATGTTGCCTTATGGCATAGTTGCAGTTAACTGTCCTACTGAAGAAGACTATTATTATCTGAAGAGTTTCTTCTCAAGACAAAGAACGAGATTAGACAGAGAACAACAGTTGAGAATGGTAGATATTTATAACCACGTATTTGCGCAGAAAATGGTTGCTCCTATTGGATGTCCAACTTGCAGTCAAAAAGGTTTTATAAAGGCTATAAACAAGCTACATAAGTATTATGATGCAACTACAGTAGAGCTAAATAAAGATAGCGATGAGAAAGAGTAGAAAACCAAATATGAATGCAGTCGGGCAGAGAGCCCGATTGTCTTCTGTCGAACAGAAGATGATCAACGATTATCGTGCTAACAACGAAGAAGAGAGAGTATTGATTATAGGTGATACCCATTGTCCTTTTGACATGGACACTTATATAGACTTCCTTGAGGATACGTATAACAAATACAGATGCAACAGAGTTGTACATATTGGAGATGAACTTGACCACCATTACAGTTCTTATCATGAGACAGATGCTAATGGTTTAGGAGGTGGAGATGAGTTGGAAATAGCTAAGAAGCGTTTAGCTCGTTACTACAAAGTGTTCCCTGATGTAGATGTTATTATCGGTAACCATTCAAGACTAATCATGCGTAAAGCTCAGTCAGGTGGTATTCCAAGAGAGTGGATGAGAGAATACAATGATGTGTTAGGTGTTCCTAATTGGAATTTCCATACAGAAATGGAGATTGATGGAGTTTTATATGCTCATGGTGAAGGTGGGACTGCAAGAGGGAAATGTAAAAATGATCTTCAGTCAGTAGTACAAGGTCACTTACATACTCAAATGTATGTTGAATACGTTGTAGGTAGAAACAATAGAGTGTTTGGAATGCAAGTAGGATGTGGTATTAACCACGATGAGTATGCATTTGGATATGCTAAAGCAGGTAAGAAGCCTGCTATTGGATGTGGTGTTATTATTGGTGGAAAGGAAGCTATAGTTGTTCCTATGCTGATGGAGAACTACAAAGATGGAAGTAGACATAAGTAGGCTTTTAAATTAAATTGAAGAAAAAGTCGGGTTTCCTTGTGGGACTCGATTTTTTTTTGTATGTTTGCGACATGGATGAAACAAAAAACAAATTATTAGCGTACTCTAACTTCTTAGAGGTCTTAGGAATAATAGAAAAATGGCAGAAGAATGCTCCTAAAGAGAATAATGAGCTGACTCGATTAGCAGAGTTAACCTTAGAACAACTTAACAGGCATCAGGAGTTAATGACTGAGGTTAAAGACTTAAAGCTGATGAATACGCTTATAAGAGCTGAGAAGAACAAAGAAATACTAAACCTTAAAAACCGATAGATATGAGACAAAAGAAAAACAGATTTCCGTTTAGTTGGGAGAATTCAGTTGTTATTGTTATACTACTAACGTCCTTGTGGCTTATGGTGTTAGGATGTACGATAGAAGAAACTTGTTATGATTGTGATACAATAGTATTGGATGAAGCAGGAGAAATAGATTGTTTAATTATAGAATGCAAATAGATATGAATAGTTTATATAAATACGCAGAGATGACAGAAGACGAACAATGGAAATATGTAGAGCATGAGTACGAGCTCAACGAGAGAATGTCACGTAGTGATTTAGCAGACATAGAAGAAATGGATGTAGAGATAGAGGATGTATCCGAAGCTCAAAAGCGAAAGGATACTCCTGTTTTTAGTGGAGTATTAAAATACTTTCCTAATGCTCTTAAAGAAGTTTCTAAATGCTCTAAGGCAGGGAATGACCAACATCATCCTGACAAACCATTACATTGGGATATGAGTAAGAGTAAAGACGAATACGATGCTTTAACAAGGCACCTAATAGACCATACCATTGACCCTATGGATACAGATGGCATACTGCACTTGACTAAGGTAGCTTGGAGAAGTTTAGCAGGATTAGAACGTTATTTAACAAACAAACATTAATATGAACTTAGATAGAAGTACAAATCCTTTAATTAAAAAGGCATTATGGAGTAATGTCGTTGGTAACTGTATGGAGTTATGCCGTAATTGTAGAAACGAAAAAGGAACTATATCAGAGAGTATCTTTTATGATTACTACAAAGATAATCAAGGTGTAGATGGTCTTAACAAGAGCTATGAGATGATTATGGAGGGAATGTACAAAGAATACCCTGAGAGTTCTTTAGAAGAGAAGAAAGATACTGCAAGGAAGTGGATTTACAAGAGAGTTATTAAAGATACTGTTGTAGGATTTGAATGGGAGATGCGTGTTAAGAATTTCATGAAGAAGAAAGGATTTGAGATGACCTATGCTAACGATGACGTTGATAAATTATATTCTGTTGATTTAGAGGGAGAAGACTTTGCTATACAAGTTAAGCCTATTACTTATAAGATGGGAAGCAATGCAGGTTTAATGGCTGATAAGAAAATGAATATAGAGAAGAACGAAATGTACGAAAAGTACTTTAACAAAAAGGTATACTTGGTATATTATCTCTTAGACAAACCTGAAATCATTTTAGGTGACTTAACAACTATAGTAGATAACAAATGATAGGAATATTTGACATCGACAGTTTAGTGTACGAAGCGACGTACAACGCAGAAGACTTAGAAGAGGCTCAGGAGTCGTTTTGGGGACGTTACAACGACGTTCAGTATCACATGGATAAAAGATATGGTTCTTGTACAATAATACCTGTAGGGTTCTGTACTAACAATTTCAGGAAGAAGGTTGATCTGAGCTATAAGGCTCAGAGAACCTCAGAGAAGCCCGAATACTTTGAGCAGTTAATTCAACACATTAAAGATAATTTAGATGTGCAGATGCGTTCAGGAATGGAAACTGATGACCTTGTGGCTAAGTTCTTAGAACACTATGGTAAGGATAATAGTGTGATAATATCTATTGACAAAGACTATATGCAGTTTGAATGTACGATATTTAACTATCGAAAGAGAGAGTTTGTTAAAGTAGATAAGGAACAAGCTTTATACAACTTATATGAGCAAATGGTAGTTGGTGATAGAGCTGATAATATTTTAGTATGTAAAGGTTACGGAGTTAAGTGGTGTGAGAAGAACTTGTATGCTAAGAATGAGTTTGGAATGATGAGAGCAGTGTTCACATTATACAGGCAACTATACAAAGGTAAAGCAAGAGAGAAGATGTTAAGGACATTTCTATTACTTAGACTAAATTCATTTTAATATGCAATTCGAAAAAGGAGAGAATATAGAAGAGAGAATCGATAATGCGTTTGTTATGTTCTACTTTAATCTGCTATCAGGTGATTGGACAATAGAATATTGTGAGTCAGAATTGACTAAACATGTTGAGCTTGAGGAATATGAGATTGCTGAGGGAATAAAAAAAGCAATTAACTTTAAGAAATTTGGCAATTCCCTTGCGTAGTTCATTTATATTTCTTATGTTTGCACCTCAGTTAGGAGAGAGTGAGTGGTCTAATCCTTTTTAGATTTGGTCGTCACGATTGGAAAAGAAACTATGCTCTCTTCAGCTGATTAACTAAAATAAATATATGGAGAATAAAAAACAATTAGAAGATATAGTAAAGTTTGTGTCAATAAGAACAGGAGCCAACATCCTTACAAAGTCAAGACAAACAAATGTAACTGATGCAAGAGCATTGTATTATAAGATAGCTTTAAGAGACACAAGAGCCTCAATGAATGTTATAGGAGAAGCAGTAGGTAGGAGTCACGCTACTGTTATCCATACAAGAAATAACGTCTTCCCTTTAATTGAAAACGATATGTTCTATATGAACATCTTCAGGGAATACTTTGGATTAGAGTTAGAGAAAGAAGCTATAAGAGTTGTGGATAATGAAATATTGACAGAAAATGAGAAGGCTTATAGAAAACTATCTGCTGAAGACATGATAATATATGATGAGAGAGCTTTATTGGTCTTAAAAAGCTTTGCATGGAAGAAGAAGGATGATAATAGAAAAGAAGTCTTTGAAATAATAAACATAGGATAATGAGAAAAAGAAATGAAACATTAGAAGAGCTAAAGGCTCTGCATAAGCTTTTCCATAGTAGTGGGTTCTGTTCCCTAAACAAAGATCAATATGAAGCTGAAGTTAAAAGATTAAGGTTTAAATGGATAACAGATTACGATAGATAGATGGGAAAGAAATATAAGAGCAAATACTTTTTAGATGACTTTGAAATACTGAAGAAAATTAAGTGGTGTTTTGATAGAGACATTAAGTTTTACCCACAAGTTTTACCTAATCAACCTGTATCTTTTAAGTATATACCTAAAGTTGAGATAGGTTATCAAATGGGAGAGAAAAAGGGAGTTGGTAAGTTTAAATACAATCAAAGTGAAGAGCTATACGATAAGATAATAGAGTTGTACATTGATAAGTACGAACAGTCTAATAAAGAATAAGTTATATAGGTATGGAGAAGAATAATAACAACAAGAGAGCTAACGATGGTCGTAGAAACAACAGTCGTAAGCAGAGAGTAAAGATTATTAAAGATAAGAACTTACCTGCACCACAAGTTAATCAAGCTAAAAAAGATAGAGCGAAATTGCTTTCCAAAAAAGCAATAAGCAATATATTCGGTAGTGAAGACGCTATATGGGAAGAGTTATCTCGTCAGGCATTAGGTGGTAGCATTAAAGCTATGGAGATGTTATTGCAATATCAGTATGGTAAAGCAGGAGAGAATAAAGAGGTTCAACAAAATACATCTAAAGCTCCTATCATTCAATTCAATGTAACTAAGCCTCAAGAGATAGAAGAAACAATAGATATAACTGAAGAAGAATAATATGAATACAAATATAATATTAAACCCTAAGTACGTTCCTTTATTTGAAGGTAAGACTCGTTACTATGTTATTACGGGTGGACGTGGTTCAGGTAAATCATTTGGCGTAACACTATTTTTAAACAACTTAACTTATCAAAAAGATCATAAGGTATTGTTTACACGTTATACGATGACATCAGCACACTCCTCTATTATACCTGAGTTTGTGGATAAGATCGATATTATGGATGTTGGTGATGACTTTAGAGTTACAAGAGATGAGATAGTTAATCAGACTACAGGTTCAGGAATAATGTTCAAAGGTATCAAAACTGCGTCAGGTAATCAAACAGGTGCCTTAAAGTCTTTAGCAAACGTTAGTACATTTGTAGTTGATGAAGCTGAAGAGCTTGTAGATGAAGAAGTGTTTGATAAGGTCGATCTTTCTGTGAGAACCCAAAAGGTTCAAAACAGAGTTATCCTTATCCTTAAC